TACCAACGACATCGTTTTGTGCTAGATCGTAACTGGAATCGTTAAAACGGCGTAATGAGGCGATAAGCAGTATCCCGCCAATAGTACTCATTGTTGCAAAATAATAGGTTAATAGCTTTATAAGTAATTTCATCTTAATCCCTTATTGTGTGATTGTAGGTGTATGCTAAAAGCAGGACAAACAAGCAGTAAGCGTATCTATCCCGCCTTTAACATTTTTGGAAAGCCAAAGACCCCCTAAGGGGTCAAAGGCTAAGGCAAAGTCGCTGAGACTAAGCGTCTGAAGGGACCAACATAATTGGTTCACCAGACTCTTCGTCGATGCCACCTTGAAAGACCAAGGTCTTTGCAGGTGCTTTGCCGTACTGCTCTTCGAAGGCTTGAAGAAACTCAGCACGGGACATATCTTGGAAATCTACAGGCAATGAGATGCCGTCAGGAGCGGTGTCAACAAGCTCATCAGGTATGTCATTGAAAGTGTAAGGTTTCATAGACTGGCTGATTTCTTTGTCCACGGGCTCAAGAGTTTCTGAGTCGAGGAGAGTACATCCATTCTTCACATCGCCTGGGCGGTAGCCCCAGCGACCAGAAGTAATGGACTGACGAAGATGATAAATGACTTGAGGAATTGAATCTGACATAAAATGTCCTTTCATTTTTGTTTGATGATTCCGAAATGAATTGCAACTTGGAATTGGGAATCGCAATCCAAGCAATCCCCGCTATGAGATAATATAGTCCGTGCACTATTTTGTAACAATTTTTGAACTTTCTGTAATTCTACGAGGAGATGATGTTTATATAGGACTATTTTTGTCGCATATAACGAAAAGTGTTTTTTGTGGATCAGGAAAAGTGGGGGGTTTTATATAATCGAGGGCAAAAAAAATAGCACATCTGTAAGTTCTTAAAACAGTGTGCTTTTGCTCCGCTAGACGGTAAGGGTTTTGACCTATACCAGTCAAGAGGAAAATTAAAAATCTTTTAGTTTTAAAAAACAGTAAATAGTTTTAACATCTCATATGAAAACGTATACCTTGACAATCATTTACAATGAACTCACAGGTGAATTAGAGTCTCTAGAAGAAAGGGTTACAGAGAAGGAAACTCCATTAGCTATAGACGCAAGTCCTGATACTATGGAGAAGATATTCCAAGCTGATTTAATAGAAGATCTGTTAGTCCCTCATCCAGGGGAGCGTGTCGGGGAAGCGTAATGCGCCAATATAAGATTGGCAAGAATACACATCCAGTATTCGAAAGTGATGATGAAGTTCCGTCAGGAACAAAGATTGTTGAAAATTGGCGAGATGCAGAGGTTGGCGATTGGATGAGAGCTGATGATGGGAACATTATACAAGCACTCAGAGTTAACCAGGTGTTGAACCAAGGCAGATACCCGATTAAATATATTGGGACCTGTACTGGGACATACTTATGCAGAGATAATGATAAGATGGATACAGAGAAAAGAGAAAATATTTACTCTTTCTCAGCTAGGGCGTCTAATAATACAGGGAAACGGATCAAGACGCGAAATTATCTAACTGCGAATGAAGCTGCTTTCTCAAAATATATTGCTAATGGATTTTCACCCGAAGAAGCCTACAAAAGAGCATATGGTACCGATAATACTAACTATGCTAAAATGAAATCTGCCGTCCTAGTTAAACAGGAGCGAATTGTGAGTGCTGTAAAAGAAGAACTCGATGTTGTACTAAAAGATATGGGCATAGACCTGAAGTATCTTATAAAGGGTGTAAAATTAGAAGCAGAAAACGCCGATAGATCTAATGATAGGCTAAAAGCCTTATCTATGCTATGGGATGCTGCAGATGTTATCCCTAAACAGAAAGTCACACAACTAACAGGAGCCGTCTTTCAAGGCTTCGACGATAAAATGTTAGAGTCAGCGAAACGCCCCGAACTAAAAGGCAAAGTAGCTGATGCACCAACCAAATCATAATATAGACGAAATTTTAAAAATTTTGGACGCACAGCGTCCTATCGCTCCTAGCGATGCTACTCGCGTAGAGCCTGGACAAGTAGAGGAAAGGTATCCTGGCTATCCTCATTCTATGTGGTCTGCTGAAGATAGAAGCGAAGATCCCCGTTGGCTTGGAAAAGCCTTATCAGAATCTAAATATTTACCTGTACCTGCTCACGGAGATGAAGCTAGGTATAGAGAGAATGTTAAAGGATTGACGGATATTTTAGTTCCTCAAACTTATGGAGACATAGCTCTTGAAGCTGCTGGTGGGAAGCTTGTATCTGGTGGCATGTTGGTCGCTGCTGTGCTTGGCAAATACGGCAAAAGGGCAGCGCAGATTGCTTCGGGTAAAGTAAAAAAGCTTTATAATGATAAAATAGGTTTAAAAAGAAAAGACCCAGGTGTTAGTTCTAATGATTTGTTTACTGAACTTCCCTCTGATAATAGAACAATGGCTGAGATGATAGCAGATATGGACGCAACCCAGATTCAAGATGCATCCGACGATATTCTTCAGCGTATGGATATAAGTCCTGAAGAAGCCAAGCGAATTGTAAGAGGCGATCCTGAAAATAGATTTATCCCTATAGATGAAGAGACATATATGCGACAGTCTCAAATGCAAGCAGATCAGTGGGCTGCGAGCCCTGAAGGTCAAGAAGCGTTTGCTGATGTAGTTGAACAATGGAGCGCTGCTCCTTCAGAAGTTTATAATCCTTCTATGTCCGATATACCTCGATCAGCAACCAAGGGTAGCTATAGAACAAATGTTCATACTCTTGAATTGGAAAATCCGACTAGTACTCATAAAATTAGCAGAAAAAGTGCTCCAAATAGAAAAGATCATGGGGAGATACTTGTTGAACATGACGCTCCTGAGCAATGGAATCAATATGAATGGGGAGAGAGCATTATAGATGAAGCTTCTGTACCAAGTACACGAAAAGGATATAGAAAACATACATTTACAGTTAGGCACAAAGCAGCCGTTGATGCGATGGATGAAACTCATGATGTCTATGGTAAACCAATAAAGAAGAGTCAGCAGGCTCCAATACTTGCTAGGATGTCATTTGAGACAAAGGTGATGCCTAACGGAGAAGTTCATATAAGCGGTTTAACGTTTTATAAACATGGTCCTAGTGGAGGTCAGGGTACTTCTTGGGCTAGACCAGATATGCAGCAACTCCCACCAGAGCTTCAAAAGCGATATGGATGGGATCCAAATAGACCAGAAAGAGGGGGAATGCCTACTCAGGGAGACTGGAATTATAGAGAAGGAATCTATGATATTGAAACTAAGAAGGAAGCCTACCTTTATGTAGACGAGCTTGGTAGGTCGACGGATTATGCAGAAATTGGTGGAGGGAGAAATGCTGCTCAAATTATGAGAATGACTTTTAGTAGAATGCCTGAAAATTGGGTTTTGAGTACAACCGCTAATAGCTTTACAATGGATTCCTGGACTAATTTGGTTAAAAGCGTTATGAGGGAAGCTGCTGAATTACATATTCATGATGATTTTATGCTTGTATCTCCAAGTAGCAATTCTAGATTTTCTAAATTATTTGATAAGCTAAAGAGAGAAAATTTAGGAGATGAAAAAGTAGCTATTGAAACGGTTGTTAAAGAGATGGCAGTAGAATGGGAAAAGATGGTAGGCAGAACAACCAGGAAAGGTATGAAGGTCTCTGGATCAGAAATGAAATTTTTACCAAAACCAGGAGAGCCAACCGCAACTGGCGGTAAGACAATATCTAAAGCTAAAGCAAGTCATTTTACGTTTAAAGGAATGAAAGCTGCAATGGCTGCTCTATTTGGAATCAAAATTTCTCAGTTAGATGAATTTTTGGGACAATTTGAAGAGGTAGACGAGAGGAATCATCTTGTCAGATAACCCAATAACTTTGGGAGATTTAGAAAAGCCAGTAAATACGGGATACGAGAAAATAAATAAATACGGAGACGACGACTGGGCAACACCTCCGAAAGAAGATAAAGAAGAAAAGCCGAAGGAAGAAAAAGAAGATGATTGAAGCATACGCTGAATATGGAGCCATTGGCGTTATAGTAATATTGTTTGTTATGATGATTACAAATCTTATAAAGAGTCAGAAAGTACAGAATGAAGATCTTGACCAGATTAGACAAGCAATAGCCAAGATGGAGTCCACGATAGAGAATGTTGAAGGAATTACTATAAAATTGATAGAAAGGTGGAACAAGTCTGACGATACCAGTCAAAGACATAGGGAAGATATTGTTAAGGAGTTAAATGATGTGACTGATGACTTGGCATATTTGAAAGGTAGAATAAACGGGAAATCGAGATGAAGGTGGAAGACTATAGAAATGAAACCACAGCAAAGCTTGTTAAGTTAGATGAGAGGCAAATCAGTATTTTTAAGACTCTCCAAAGAATTGAGAAACATTTAGAAAAACTAAACGGGCAAACACAGAAGAATAGCGATGCAATCATCATGTTTAAAACTTGGGGGTCTGCTGCTATTTTTATTGTCCCTATAATCGTAACACTAATAATGAGGTTGATATAATGTTAAAAAAGATCATTGCCAGAATGGTAAAAAGAATGGGATTAGTAAATTTGTTAATAATGATAGGCGATCATGCTGTTAAAGCTAGCAAGTCTAAAAAAGATGACGAAATTTGGGAAGAAGTTAAGACTCTCTTAGACACTCTCGCTTGAATATAAATTCTCAAGATGTAAGTAAGGCTGAAGAAGCTTTACGAGAAGCCTCTAAGGATATGATCTCATTTGGGAAGCTTTTTCTTCCTGATGATTATATGAGATCTGAAACTCCTTGGTTTCACTATGAGATTGCTGACTCTATAATGGATAAAGAGACGAAGCAGTTAGCAGTCATCATGCCGCGTGGACATGGAAAGACCGTATTGACCAAATGTGATATACTTTGGTCTTTCTTGTTTACGAGAGATGAGCCTTTGTTCTATGGATGGGTTTCCGCTACAGCGAAATTGGCGACAGGTAATATGGATTACATTAAACATCATTTAGAGTTTAATGATAGAATCAAGTATTACTTTGGAGATCTAAAAGGAAGAAAATGGACAGAGGAAGATATTGAATTAAGCACAGGACATAAATTGCTCTGTAAATCAAACATATCAGGTATTCGTGGAGGAGCAAAGCTCCATAAGCGATATGACTTGGTAATACTGGATGACTTTGAAGATGAGAATAATACGATTACTCCAGAAGCTAGATCAAAAAACGCAAACCTTATCACTGCGGTTGTTTATCCTGCTTTGGAGCCTCATACTGGTAGGTTGCGCATTAACGGTACTCCTGTCCATTATGATTCCTTTATTAATAATTTATTAACTAACTATGAGAAATCTAAAAGAAACAAAGAAGATTTTGCTTGGACTGTAAAAACATATAAGGCAATTGATACAAAGGGTAATGCTTTATGGGATTCTTGGTTTCCGAATAAAAAATTAAAAGAAAAGAAGAAATTCTATCAGGATTCTGGACAGCCTCAGAAATTCTATCAAGAATACATGATGGAAGTCCAGAGCGCGGAAGATTCTATTTTCAGTATGAAACATGTTAAGTACTGGGAAGGAAATCATATATATGATGAAGCAAATGGTATGAGTTTTGTAGTGACAGATGGAGACGCAATTCCAATCAATGTATTTGCTGGTGTGGATCCTGCAACAGATTCGATCAGAAGAGATTCTGACTTTTCAGTGATAATGATAGTAGGTGTTGATGAAAACAATAATATATATGTACTTGACTATATTCGAGAGCGAGGATTACCTGTTCTTGGAATACCTGGCGAAGATAGGGACGGGATTGTTGATAAGATGTATAATCTAGCAAAAATTTACCATCCTTCACTTTATGTAGTCGAAGATACTACAATGAGTAGACCTTTGTTTCAGGCTTTGATGGCTGAATCACGAAGAAGAAATGACTTTTCTGTTCGATGGAGAGAAGAAAAACCTGGAACAAGACAGGGGAAATTGGATAGAATACAGGGAGTGCTTGCACAGCGTATGACAATAGGATCTATAAAAATTAAAAAAAGTCATTATGATTTACAACATGAAATCATTACATTCGGACCTAGAATGGCGCATGATGATACCATTGATGCGCTTGCGTATGCAGTTAAATACGCTTACCCGCCCCAAAATATAGCCGTTCAAAAAGACGGAACACACTTCCGTAAACATAAATCGCCCAAGAATTGGATCATAGCATAGGTATCTAATTGGCGAAACGAACAGACAAAACTGCAAACAGAGTTAAGTCCTTATATGACTCTTTAAATAATTCTTTTAGAGAGAAATGGGAAGCGACTAACCAGCAGGGATATGATTTTTATTTAGATAATCAATTATCGGCAAAGGAAAAAGAAGCTCTTGAGGAAACGGGGATGCCGACATTTACGATTAATAGGGTTATTCCTGTTGTTGAAATGCTTAATTATTATGCGACAGCATCCGATCCTAGATGGCAAGCTGTCGGAGTTGAAGGAAGCGATTCTGGGGTTGCTGCTGTTTTTTCTGATATTGCTGACTATATTTGGAGCAATTCAGATGGTCAATCGCTATATTCTAATGTAGTAAATGATGCTATAACTAAAAGCGTTGGATACCTTCTTGTTACTGTAGATCCTAATGCAGATAACGGCATGGGGGAAGTTGTCATTCAACAACCAGAACCTTTTGATATATTTGTAGATCCAAAATCTAGAGATCCATTATTTAGAGACGCCGCTCATGTAATGATCAGAAAAGTATTCACCCGAACACAACTTTTAAAAACATTTCCTCAATATGCAGCAAAGATAAAAAGAGCATCTGCTAATTATGGTGAGGTAATGAGTCAGTCTCTTGGTGCAACTGATACGGGAGATATCCAGTATAAGGATATTACCGAAGGTTATACAAAAGAGGGTGGCGTTGATGAAATGATAGAATTATTTGAGCTCTATGAAAAAGAACAGGTTAAGTATTATAATATATTTTATAGAGTCATTCCATCCGAAGAAGAGATGGCACAAATCACACAAAATGTAGAACTCCAAATCCAAGAAATGCAGAAAGAAATGGCTGTTGAAATGAAAGAAATGCAATTTCAAATGTCTCAAGCTGTAGAAATGGGTGAAATGCTTCCAGAAAGAATGGCTTTGGAAATTGAAAAACAAAACAAAATGAATCAGGAGCAATTAGCCTCTGCAAAACAGCAGTTAATGGCTGAAGCTCAAAAAGCTGCTAGTATAGTTCAAAACAATGTTGTTAATTCGAAAGAATATAAAGTCCTTATTGAGGATGAGAATTTTTCGGGGAATATTGTTGATATTGTAGAATTTTATAAGCCCGCAATTAAACAAAGTTGCGTAGCTGGAGATGTCACTCTGTATGAAACAGAATTGCCAACAGAGCATTATCCTTTAGTTCCATTTACTTATAAATGGTCGGGGACGCCTTACCCAATGAGCGCTGTGAGTCCTTTAGTCGGGAAACAGCGCGAGATTAATAAGGCGCACCAGCTTATGATTCATAACGCTTCATTGGGATCCTCGCTAAGATGGATGTACTTTGAGGGATCTATTGATACTGATTATTGGGAAAAGAACGCTACCGCTCCAGGAGCTCTTCTTCCCGTAAATCAAGGGTTTGATCAACCTAAAGAGGTCCAACCTGCAGCCTTAAATAATGCATTTTACACAATTACTCAACAAGGTAAACAGGATATGGAATATCTTGCTGGTATTTATTCTTCCGCTCAAGGAGATACACAACAGCAGCATGAAACATACCGAGGAATGCTTGCGTTAGATGAATATGGAACTAGGAGAGTGAAACAATGGTTAAAGAGCAGTATTGAGCCAGCCTTAAAACAAGTAGGGGAAGTTGTGAAAGAATTTTCTCAAGCAGTTTATCAAGCTCATAAAGTTTTTAGAATTGTTCAGCCTAGCGCTCTTCAGGAAGAGAAGGAAGTTGAAATTAATGTTCCTATATTTAATAATATGGGAGAGGCTATTGGAAAGTGGCAGGATTATGGAGCTGCAAAATTTGATGTAAGAATTGTAGCAGGTAGTACATTACCTGTGAATCGCTGGGCTTACCTAGCAGAATTAAAAGAATTGATGAAGCTCGGGGTTGTTGATGACCTTGCAGTTCTCGCTGAGACGGATATTAAAGATAAAACAGCGATTGCTAAACGTAAGAGTCTATATCAACAATTACAGCAAGCCGTTGAGGCTTTGGAAGAACAAGTCAAAGACAAGGACGGTACTATTGACACGCTTGAACGACAATTGGTTCAGGCGGGTATTCGCGATAAAGTGCGAACAGTAGAAACTGAACTTCGTAAAGGTGCAGCTAAGGCGCAGGGCAAAATGGCTCTAACCGCTGATAGGGCTCAAGCTGATGCGAAGATTCAAAAAGAAAAAGCTCAAATAGAGCTTCAAAAAGATAAACAATCAAGGAGTAGTAATGGCACAAAAGAATAGTCCAGCAAACTCCCCAGCACCAGCCGAAGAGTTGAATCCTGATGTGGATTTAACAAAAGACGACGGCGGTATTGAGGACTCTGGTGACTTTTTCGAATCATTAGACCGTGAGGTGAACGGGATGATTCTTGATGACGATACAGTCGGAGAAGTCGAAGAACAGGTAACTCAGCAAACGGAAGCTGACCCAAGTGTTGACGTACAACCAGACGATCACCAGCACGATTGGGAAAAAAGATATAAGGATTCATCTTCAGAAGCACAGCGCTTAAAATCGCAGCTAAATGAGATGAAAGAATATCAACCCTTAATCGAGCGATTGAAAAACGACACGGGAATGGTAAATGCAATAAAAAGCTACGTCGATGGGGGAAATCAACCTCAAGACGTAAGGCAGGCACTTAATCTCCCAGAGGATTTCGTATTTGATCTAGAAGATGCAGTTTCAAATCCAGCTTCTATGAGCGCAAAAGCTCTTGAGCATACGATTGGAAATGTAGTTGATCACCGTGTTAATAATCAGCTTGAACAGGACCGAGTTCAAAGAAGGGATGAAACCCTGAAGGAACAAAGATCGCGCGAGGCAAGAGAGTTTAAAGAAAAGAACGGAATTTCAGATGACGAATATTCGGATATGATGTCTTGGGCTAATGAGCACCAAACAACACTTGATGATATTTATTATTTGAAAAATCGTGGTGAGAGGGACCAGAAGGTTGTTAAGGGCGCAAAAGAGGACATGCTAAAGCAGATGAAATCCGTAAGGAGTATTCCAGCAAGCGTATCAAACAAGAATACAGTGAAAACAGAGAGAAAACACGAAGATGAAGTCTTCGATGCTCTGAAGGATGTGGATTCTGGTTTGGATGGCTTATTTAATTAATGGAATAAAAATAGTGCCTCCGTTCAATTAAAACGAAAGTGAGGCAAACCTCATGGCTGATAATCCTTTAAAGTTATCAACACATGCTCAGGCTCAGGTCGAATCTGGTTTTAATACTGGTGATCTAAGGAGACGGTATGACTTTTCTGATCGTGTATCGGAATTAGCTCCAGACCAAACTCCATTTTTTAGAGTTTTGAGCAAAGTTGCTAAAAAAGCAACAACAGATCCAGAGTTTAAGACTTTGGAACAACGCCATATGTGGCACAAGCGTTATGCTTATGCTGTAGCTATGGATCTTGACGGCGGAGTCATTGGCTCTGGCGACAATGACAACGAATACGTCAATTATTCTTTTGCAGGCACAGATTTGCAATTGGATGACGAGATGAATGTCAAGTTTGAAACTGACTATTTATCTGCTGGTAATGTACAGAATGTTCTAGGACAAACTGGTACAGCAGTTGGCGCATCTGGAACAAAACCTATCTTTTTTCTCGTAAATCAGATGGTTAAGATTCCAGTTCGTTTAATCACAACAGCTAATGCTGGTTCAGGTCAGGACGAAACAGTCCCTGCAACTTATACCGATGATTATCTCATGGTTAAGATTACAGCGATTGGATCTCCTGCTACTGGAGCTGACGCACAGGCAGTTTATGCTAAATGTAAAGTTGTTCGTGGAATTTCTGCAACTGCAGTTTCTGCGCATAATCTTTTTTCATTGGCTAATGGAGTATACGAACATACTGGCACTACTTTTGATGGAGTTGATTTAACAACTTACAAAGAAAAAGATAAGTGCTACGTTGTTGGTTCTGCACATGCTGAAGGTTCTAGTTTCCCAGATACCTACAAAGATACACCTTACAAAGATGTAGTGGGTTATACTCAAATCTGGAAAACAACCATGCAGATGACAAACACTGCTCGCGCAACCGAGTTAAAATTAGCTCGCGACGAATGGGCACGCGTTTGGAAGAACAAGCTTATTGAACACAAATGGGATATCGAAACAGATATTCTTTTTTCTTCTAAACAGAAGGATGCTGATGGTGTTCGATACACAGCTGGTATTGTAGACTATGTATTATCTAGTGGAAACTTATTCTCTATTAACCTTGGCGCATCTGGTACCACATCAGATGATTTCTTGGATAATATGAGCGACTTCATGGATCCACGATATAATAGCTCTGCAGCTACTATGTTCATGTGTGATACTGCTACTTATAACTGGCTACACAAATTAGGTGGATTCCAGAAGAACGATATATCAATCAGTGATCAATACCGATTTGATTTCGCAGTTTCTGGTAAGAAATCCTTATTTGGAATTCCAGTTACAACTATCACAACTCCATATGGTGATATGAACGTTGTTCGCAATATTCATTTAGATGGTTCTCCAGTTAGAATTTTGGCTGTCAACTTGAAACATGTCGCTTGGCGACCATTGGTCGGTAACGGCGTTAATCGCGATACAGCGGTTTATGTTGGCGTTCAAAGTCTAGAGAACACGGGTGTTGATAGACGCATTGACTTAATCCAGACCGAAGGCGGTATGGAAATAGTTATGCCTGAAGCACACGCTATCTGGAAATAATGATTCTTAAGGAGGAACCTCTGTTTTTACATGTTCCTCCACTAATCAAAGGGAAATAATATGGCAAGTTTACAAACACAAGTTCGAGCATTAGCAGGAACTTCTACGAATGAATTACAATGGGTCAATGATGGAATAAGAGTTGTTATTGATAGGCTTTTATCTATTGATCCTGAGTCTGGGCATTTGTTTTCACAAGAACTTTCTGGTTCAAGCAGTGGCGCAACTGTAACCGAAAGACAACACATATTGAGCGTTGCAAAAGGCAGTAAAGCTGCAACGGAAATACCTCCAGATAAAAGATTTGCAGCTGCTGAGGCAACTTCATTGCAAAAAGCAACAGCAGATTATCCTCAATATTATGTTTTAGATCAAAAATTATATATTTTACCATCTGGAAATTTTACTTATAGCGCTGTTGACTATACAACCCTGGTAAATTTAAGTGCGAGTACAATTAGTAATTTTCCAACTAGCCTAATACCTATAGTTGTTAATTATGCTGCTATGAAAGCTTTACAAGAAAGGATGGTCGGCTACACGGGTCTGTCGGGCTTGGTTCTCTCTTTACCTTCTACACCTCCTCAACCTACGTTGTCTTTTGGAGTCGCAAATGACGGGATGACGGCAGTGACTGCTGTTGGCGACGTATCTTTACCCGAGTATGTCTCGATAGCCGACCCATCAATTGATGCATTAGATCTCTCTTCTTCGAATAGTGCAATAGATGCTATTCCAACTCCTCCTGGAGCCCCTTCTTTTATTTATACAGATGCAGCATTACAAGGATCTTATGGAGCTCAGTCCGCAACCTTTAGTACAGCTGCTCCTACTTACACTCCTCCAGTAATGAAGGAGATAAATTTTACAAAGATAACTTCATTGATCGAAACAGATGAAGATATTGAACTCGCTCAGTCTAAGTTGTCTGAAGAACAACAAAAGGTGACTGAATTCAGTGCTAAAATTCAAGATAGTTTGAATACTTTCAATAAAGAGAATGCTGAATACCAGGTTCAATTTCAGAAGTCTATCAATGAATTTGAAAAAGATATACAAAGAAGAATACAGGAGATGAGTCTTTCAACGAATGTAGATCTACAAAATAAAGCAAAGGGACTTGAAAAAGAAGCAAGTGAGTATAATTCTCAATTGCAAAGATATGGTACTCAAGTCCAGCAGTATCAAGCACAGTTAAATGCTGTCGTTCAAGAGTGGACTTTAGAGAACTTAAATTACAAGTTTGCTAAATGGCAGGCAGATTTACAAGAAAATTTAAACGAGTATCAAGCTAAAGTTGGTTCTACCATTCAAAAGTATTCAGCAGATATTTCAAGGCAGACTTCCTTGACGCAAGCTGAAGCAGCTGAATTGGGAGCTAAGTTACAGCATGATGCTGCAAAAAATCAGGTTGAGTTACAAAGGTTTGGGTCTCAATTACAAGATTACCAAGCTAGAGCTCAAACTTATATAGCCGAGTTCAATGCTAAGATGCAAAAAGAACAAATTCAATATCAATGGTATGAAAAACAATACGCGATGGTCAGAGAGCAATTCGAGAAGGGATTTGAGCCATTCATGATAAGGAGACAACAAGATGGCGAACAGAGTAGAGTACGCAGTTAGCGTAACACCAGTAAGAACAATTGCTGCAGTAAGTGGTAAATATGCTGCTCAAGATGTTATAGAGGGTGATATAAATAAAACATTAGGCGGTAGTGATTCTGTCGTAACGGGATCAGCAGATATATCTGTAACAGGATTTACTGCAGGAGCAGTTGCTTATGGCAATTGTCCTGTTTCTGGTGGATCTGAATTAGTAATTGCAGCTAATGATGCATGTGATATGTTATTCATTAAACATACTGGATATCAATGGGGAGGAAATGCAACTACTTTAGGAGACGCTTCAACTTCAAGTATTGATCTAATTGTAAAATTAGAATATTCAGATGGAAACTTTAAAGAATTTTGTAGGATAAGTCCAGGTGGAGCAATTGCTTTACCAAAGGTTCCCGATCTAGGAAGTGGAATGGGATTTGGGCTTATTTCTTCTGGATCTGAGACAATAGCTGTGGAATATGCGGTTATAGACTAATATGAGTTGGAATAATACAAATACAACTCCTAATACTTCTTGGACCACTACAGCAGAAGTAGAGCCAGGTACGTCTTATACTACAGCGGCTACAAATCCGAGTACAAGCTATACGACTACCACAACTCCTGCTGAATTGACTTGGGCTCATTTTGCTTACTTATTGTGGGCAGAAGGAGAAAATAGAATGTGGGATCAACTTGAATTTCAGTGGGGTACATAATGACGCTTAAAGAATTAATGGAAAGAGCGGGGTCAACTAACCAAGGATACTCAATAGCTTATTTAAAAGATGCTATGAGAGAAATAAATATGATGATTGAAGATAATGTAGTCGCATCTAAGGCTAATATAGTTAAAGATCAGCGATACTATTCATTCCCAGCTAATTTTATTTCCTTGAAAGATGTAATGATCTATGATACAGATGAAGCTGAGTATGTGAAAATAGACCGCGTTCTTGAAACAGAAAACGTAGATAAGGATTTGACGTAATGGCTATAGATTTTAAATATTATTTACGCGGTTCAAATATTGCTTTAATAGAAAAAGATAAAACAACTAGCGTTTATAAAAGCCCATCGGCTGCAGTGACGAATGGATTAATGCTTGAATATTCAGCATTGCCTACAATTCCTGACGATGAAACAGACACTATAGATCTGGCTGAAGAGCTTTGCTTGGCTTCTGTTGAATATCTAAAAGCAAAATTTGCGGAAAATGAAATGAATTATGAAAAACGTAACTTTCATATGAACGAATTTAAAAGATTGGTATTTACATACCAGAAAAATAGATTTGGTGGCATGCGTAGAGTCATGGATAAAGCACCATATGCAATAGTGTGAGGTAATTATGGCAACAACTTTAGTAGGACAAACAATTTCATCAACTTTTAAACAACTTACCCATGTAGATGGGGGTTTAAGTAGCTCAGAGACTGCACTCCTAGATGGAGATGGCACTGAGGCTGCCGTAGAGCTCGGTACAGACAATATTAACGTTTCGACACATAATGGCTCCGATAAAGGCTTAAAGCTCCAGGATACGCTTGTTACGGCTTCTGCTACAGAAATTAATCAATTAGACAATAAAACAGTAGGAGGTAGCGCAGCGACTGATATAACATCAAATAATGGCACCTCTACATTAACTAACAAAACAATAGATGGAGGCACATACTAATGGCTAATACTATTCAATTCAAGAGGAATTCATCTGGTGTCCCTGGAAATAGTGGACATGCCGCTGGTGAGCCTCTTTACAATACTGGTGATTCAAGACTTTGGATCGCTTCTGATTCTTCAACTCCGAACTGGGTTGGAGCACCTATTCTCGACGAAGACAATATGGCGAGTAATAGTGCACTTAAACTTGCAACTCAACAAAGTATAAAAGCATATGTTGACGATAAAGTAGATGACTATGATGCTCTTTCTGAGCTTACTGATACAGTAATTACTAGCCCTCAAGCTGGTCACTTAATGCTTTATGATGGTACTAATAGTTGGGATAATCAGGCACTAGGTGGAGATGCGACGATCAATGCAGCTGGTGCTTTGACGATTGCTAATAATGCAATAACTAATGCTAAAATGGCTGATGATGCAGTCGATAGTGCTGAAATTGCTGATGGGGCTGTAGACAATGTTCATTTGGCTGGCTCAATTGCAAATGCAAAGCTTGCTAATTCAAGCACTACATTTGCCGCAGATTCTGGAAGTGGACAAGCAATGGCTCTTGGTGCTACTTTTACAATCGAAGGAACTGCTAATGAAATTGTAACTGCAACAGGAACCAATAAAGTAACGATTGGTCTTCCAGACAATGTTACTATCGCAGGAAATCTTACAGTAAATGGAACAACTACAACTACAACAAGTAGCAATGTGGCTATTGGGGATGTTAATATAAAACTTGCTCAAACAAATAGTGGCAATAGTGCTGATGTTGGTATCTATGCAAAATATGTTGATAGTGGAACTAAGTACAAAGGGATATACAACGAGCAAAGTAATAATGTTTGGACATTCTTTAAAGAAGCAGGTACAGAACCTACAAGTACAGTAGCGACTGATAATGGATATGCTTTAGCTGGAATTAGTTGTGCAAGCGTTGATAATGCAACTATAGATGGTGGAGCATATTAATGGCTAACACTGTTCTTTTAAAGAGAAAAACTAATGGGTCAGGATCTCCAGACGCAGATGATTTAGCTGCTGGCGAATTGGCTATTAATACTGTTGATAAAAAGCTTTTTTTTGAAGATTCATCAGGGAACATTCAGGAGATTAAAGATAGCACAACATTAGCTGCAGAAGTTCAAGCAGACACAGTTGCCCTTGCGATTGCGCTTGGGTGAGAAAAGGATAAAATATGGCAAATACCTTTAAAGTAAAGACAAAATTGAATGTGTCAGCTTCTGCTGGTAGTCCAACTACAGTATATACTGTTCCAAGTTCAACTACTGCAGTTATTGTAGGTTTGACACTTGCTAATACATCTGCATCTTCTGCTGCTATAACAGCTACTGTTAAGTTAGAAAACAATGATGGAGATAATATTACTTTATTAAAAAATGCCCCTGTTCCCGCAGGAAGTAGTTTAGAGGTTATGAGTGGGAACAAAATCGTAATGGAGGCTAGTGACATATTAAAAGCTTATGCTAGTGCATCAAGTTCTATGGACTGTGCGCTATCACTTATGGAGATTACCTAATGCCCTATTTTGGGAATGAACCCGCAAAAGTTGCGATGAAGGTTGGATCGGGAGTAATTACCGCTACAGAGATCCAAGATGCATCTATTTCTACTGCAGATATCGCAAACGATGCAATTACACCTAATCAACTAGATGATGATGGAACTGGATTCCAGGTAGGTACGCTTGGTGTAGGAACTGCAGTTTCAGGATCTGAAAAGCTAACAGTCGGAGGTACTGCAAGTTTTTCTGGAGAGGTTGATGCTGCAAGTCTCGATATATCTGGAGATGTCGATGTGGATGGCACTCTCGAAACCGACGCGCTTACAATTGGAGGAGTTACTTTAGCCGAGACAATAGCAGATACAGTTGGCGCAATGGTAGGGTCAAATACTGAAACTGGAATAGCTGTTACTTATGAAGACTCGGATAACACTTTAGATTTTGTTTTAAGTGCAGCTCAGACAGGGATTACCTCAGTAGGTACTCTTGGAAATACAGATTTTTTAAGCAATTCAGTACAGATAAGAGCAGGGCAAGTCTTGGTTAGTGAGAGTGGTGGTAGTCAATCTTATTTATATAGTGGTGGTTCATTTACAGCATTAAGGACTACATCTGCACATCCTTTGCATTTATCTGCAAATTATAGTAGTGGAGATGATGCACTTGTAATAGGGACTGACTCAAACGTTACGTTTGCAGGTTCTGCTTTAGTTGCTAATGGGTCAGCAGGTTCGCCTTCACATTCATTCTCAAACAATGCAGATTCAGGAATGTATAGTCCAGCTGACAATCAACTTGCTTTTGCAAGTGGAGGAACACAAGCCTTAATATTTGGTGGTGACCAATCAGCTACGTTTGCAGGGGATGTTCAAATTAATAAGTCATCTCCTGTTTTGGTTTTAGGAAATGGTGGTAACACAACAAATTCAGGTATTAGAGTTGGTGGCGACAATGACGCAGGTAGCAGGGTATATATTCAAGCAAACAGCGATAATTCTTATATAGATTGCTATGGTGGAGAGGGTAGTACGGGAAGATATAGAGATTTGATGATTGGAGCTAGAAGTCTAACCCTTAGGACAGGCTCGGCTCAATCATTAGGTACAGTTCTTACTTTAGATTCATCACAAAACGCTACTTTTGCAGGTGATATAAATGTAAATAAAGCCAATCCTACTATAATGCTAAATAGTGCATCTGCTCAACAAGCTAATAGTGGTAAAATTAGAATGTCGGAACACGCAACTGGAGCTAATGATTATTTTGATATATACCAAAATGGTTCTGATAATGAACTTGTTATTGAGTCAAATGAAAAAAGTGCTATTTTAAAATTTAGCAGAGGTAATGGAAATGCTTTTTTTGGTGGAGATATAAACACAACGAATCACGAAGTTGTCCACGAAACAGGCTTTGGATATGATGCAAGTACTTACAAAGTTATTCAATTTGGTGGAGATAAAGGTGGCAACAAAACAATATCTTTAGGTTACGACCCAAGTGAAAACGATAATGGTAGCTTTGCAGGTTCAGGAGATGAGATACTTACAAGAAAGGCTGTTACTTGGAAAACTCCAAATACAAATGATGACGGATGGCATACTCCAATGGCTTGGAATGACGGAGACATAATAATGTATGGACTACTTACTCTTGCTCACGATAGCAATGAGAAACTGCACTTGCAAGGTTCAACTCAACCATTAATTAGATGGAAAGAAGGCACAACAAATAAAGCATATATACAATGGCAAGATGATGGTGGTTGGCATTTTGTTAATGAAGAGGCATCAGGTCATATTTATATGCACACAAATTCAGGAAATTTTAATGTTGTAGGAGATGGTGGTACAGTAGAAATAGATAGTGATGGCTCTACTATGTCATTTTCAAAAGATGCAACAAATCAAGTTAGGACAACAGGTGCATCTTCTATCTTGAAAATGATGGCAGAAAGCAATGGAGTACAATTAAATAATTCAGCAACAAGTTGGTCAGCAGTTTCTTCAGATGAGAGATTAAAAACAAATTGGACTATGTTTGAAAATGCTACTGATAAAATAAATACACTTACAAAAATTGGAACTTATAATCCTATAGACAAAGAAGATGTTTTATTAACAGGCTTATCGGCAAACGAAGTTCAAAAAGTATTGCCTTCAGCAGTTTTTGAAAATGAAGATGGCTATTTAGGAATGAATTATCAAGATGTATTTTGTTTAATGTTGAAATCTATCCAAGAATTAACAGCGAGATTAGAAGCATTGGAGGGTAACTAATGGCTTATCTCGGACATTCGCCAACTAACGCTGGAAGTTTTATCGAAATTGACGATTTCGGATCTTCTTTCAACGGGAGTACAACTGCATTCAATATGCAAGTAGGTGGAGTTGATGTAACTCCAAGCACTGCGAATGTACTCTGCATGATTGATGGTGTGGTTCAGATGTCTGGAAGCGCGTATACAATAAGCGGATCTACAATAACATTTACTGAAGCACCTCCAAGTGGTGCAGATCTATATTTATTACTAATGGGACAATCAGCGTCTGTTGGTCATGGAACTATTGGAGCTGATGAGCTTAGTGTAACTGGAGACGGATCAAGCGGTCAAGTATTAACTTCAGATGGAGATGGCACTTTTAGTTGGGCTACAGATACAGAAAACTATTTACCATTAGCAGGTGGGACTATGACTGGTGCTATTAATCTTGGCAGCCAAAATGTTACTAATGGTGGAACTATCACAGGTACTTTTGTAGGAAATATTACTGGCAATGTCACTGGTAATACAAGTGGTACTGCAGCTACTGTAACTGGAGGTACTCAAGCATCTATTACCTCTGCGGCTAATCTTGCAACAGTAGGTACAATAGGTACAGGTGTATGGCAAGGGACTGCTATTGCCTCAGCTTATCTTGATGCTGATACTGCTCATCTTTCAGGGACACAGACGTTTAGTGGTGCTAAAACTTTCTCAGCAGAAGCCAAATTTACAGATAGTATTAATATTAATGGTAGTGGCACAAGACAAATAAAATTTGACGATGGTAGTGAATCGGAAGGTGCTATTGTATTTGATGAGATAACTGATGGGTTTATTTTTAAAGTTGGTGGAACAAGTGGTTCAAGTAAAGTAGATGCATTTAAGATTGAAAATGATGGCAACGCTACTTTTGCAGGTGATATAAAAAATTCAAGTGATAGCAAAAGTATATATGTTGGTGCAAGTGATGACTTGAGAATAGTACATGATGGTAGTAATTCATATATAGACCACGAG